AGATAAAATATTAGAGGTAGTTGGGAAAATTTCATCAACTGTTCGTAACGCATTTAATTGCGTTATTGACTATTGTACGGATTTCTTTTCAGACTTCTTTGATCTTATGACTTCAGAGGTAAAATTTAATCACAGTGATATTAAGCTACAGAGAGATATGTTATTAGGATTATGCGTTATTTTCTTTTTATCGTTAGTAGGAATAGGAATTTTAGAATACAGAACTTTTAAAAACTTTATGGAATATGGTACATATGGAGGTATCACTAGTGGTGTTCACACCACATTGGAGGCTCAGGGCCCTGTTCCAGATAATGTTTCTGGATTGGTTACCCTCTTTACTACTTTTGCATCTTTTGCCATGAACTTTTCAGTTTCTGAAGCCAAAGGGCTAAATGATGTATTGTCCACTGTGTCAAAAAGTATTACATGGGGAAATTCTATGAAAAATTTAGCATTAGCGGGGCTAACTTTAGTTCCCTCTTTTTGGATTTATAGATTTTCAACTATGATGTCAGGAGGTTCTGATATTAAAACAAAGATAACACAATGGATCAATGATGTTTTAGCACTCAATTCAGTTCGATCAGTCCCAGAAATTATGTATTCAGACTTATTTATTCTTAAAGTTGACACCGTTGTCACTGATGGCGTTGAGTTATTGAAGGAAGCAAAAGAAGAGCCGGAAAATGAGAAATTAACTAATCGAATTTTAGGATATTTCTCGAGGGCCATAGATTTGTTGAAACAAACCAACGTTACCAGATGGGAAAGAGTAGAACGGAGAGTTCCTTTTGTAGTCCATCTTGCAGCCTTGCCAGGAACGGGTAAAAATCTTATCCATAATAGGCTTGTTGAAAAGATTGCTAATCTAGGACCTCAGGAGATCTATGAAGTACCTGTTGGTAACGCTCACTGGGATGGTTTACAAGACCCCAAAGGTATTGTTATCGATGAGTTTTTAGTTGGTACTGAAGAAAAAGTTACTGATACAGCTATGACCTATTTAAAGTTATGTTCAAATTCAAAGTTTATCCCACCCCGTGCAGGGGTTGAAGAAAAGGGCCAACTGATCCGACCGAAAATTGTTCTGACTATGAATAATCAATTATACCCTGTTGCTAGATTCGGTTTACGAAATTACACAGATGATGCACAATATCGCCGACGTGACTATGTTATCGAAATGCGTTGCTTAAAAGACTATTTTGTAGCACATCCTAACGTAGAAGTTGGTATGGTCGTACAAGGTGAAAAATTTTTGAACAAAATACCTCTTAAACATATGTCTCAGGAAGATATTGATAAGGTTGCTTGGGCTAGATTTAGATTTGTACCTCGTTTACCGACACCATTAGATAACCAAGATTTTGTGACAAATTCCTCAGAATGGAAAACTTTCGACGAAATAGTTGCAGATTTACAGGATGCGTATAAAAAGCACCAAGAGTTGGCTTTGAAAATTGAGTCAACATTGGGCATAAAATATGATGAAGTCACAGCCTCAAAAGTTTGGGAAAAAGTTCAATCAATTATGCTTGGTGCCCCTGTTAATCCTATGTCAATTCACCCAGATCTTAGCCTGGCTGCTCAAGCAAGAGATGCTTCAGTTATAAACTTAGAAATTGAAACATTACAGTTTCAATTGGCTCGTCTCAGAAATGAGTTGGAACCGCAAGTTTCTGTCACATCTGACGCTGAAAGTTTCTCTACAGCACCAAGTACTAATACGATTATTGGGAAAAAGAAGAAAAACCGAAGACGAACCAAAGAGATGAAAACAACCTTTGACAATAATATGAAATTATGGAAAGCATCAGTTGATACCGATGATACTATCTTGTTAAAAGAAGCCACTAAATCCTTTGTTCTATTAGCAGCAAATGCGATAAGTGATAGGATGGTTGAAGAATCTAAAGTTTCCACTGTACAAATGATAGAATGTAATAGGAATCACCTTGACTCTCTAGTTTTTAGAGAATTAGGTCAAAAGTTTGCGGCTATACCCTCAAAATTGGCTACAATATTTCAAAGCAATTTTGTGAGAATAGGAGCAGCTATGTCAACTTTCCTAGGTCTAATATGGTCCCTTTATAAATTGAATAATCCTGGAGACGATAGTCCAAATCCCTTCGAAGCAGAATCTGAGAAACCACAAACAACTAACAAGGTTGCCCCAAAGAAAGTTAAAATTAAGAAACCTATTAAATCAAAGTGTACTGGATGCCGTTTACGGCTTAAACATAATTGTAAACTAGGTGATCGAAACCATGTGTTTGCACAAGGTAACGATGGTAATGATTGCTATCTTAAAATAATTACCAAATTGCACACTTTTGATAACACTATAGTTCCCTTGGGAGCCCGAGATTATTTGGTTAACACACATGCTTTCCAACATCATGAAATAATTAATAGCGAACCAGATGACCTTACTATTACAGTTTCGGTTTATGGTAATACTTATATTGTTGATGATTATGATCTTATAGTATTGGAAAACAAGGATATGACACTCCTTAGATTAAATGATAAACATATACCACTTTTTAAGGATCAATTATACAAATTTATAACAGGACAAGATCTTAATTTATTACAAGTGTCTGATATTAACGCAGATCTTGGCTCACTAATGAATGATCATCCAGTACAATTTAGTTCCGATGATATATCTTATAAATTTAGAGGAGATATAATAACAATTAATAGTTTCATATGGTATGATCGCGTTCCTTGTACAAAAGGAACTTGTGGAACACCTTTGATATTAAATTGCCCACATATACCCTCTCTTCATGGAAAGATTGCCGGAATTCATGCAGCTGGTGATCCAGATTCACAAAAAGGATTATCTTCCGTTATAACGCGAAACCATATTGAAATGGCCCAGGCTGAGACTAATGAACTTGAAGCTCAATCAGGTGATTCTGGGGATTTGCCAGAACTATTGGGTAGCAATGTACACGATTTGGCCCTTGCGCCTATGGATTTGCGTATATATGTTCCATCTAAGACAGTTTTACGTCCATCTTATTTAAACTTAGATCAACATTGTTATTTATCTACTACAAAGCAACCTGCTATAATGTCACAATATGATAATAGGGCTAAGGGAATAGACCCAAAAGCTAATTATATTAAATCATTATCAGCAACTGAAGTTGTTCAACCAACTGAAGAGGATTTAAGCGAGATTTTCAAAGCAATTGAGACCAAATTAAAGGAAACCTTATATTGGCCAGTGAAAAGATATCTAACAATTAATGAAGCTATTGGTGGTATTCCAGGAATTTTGGCGAGTGTCAAAGTAATAACCTCTTGTGGTTACCCACTTATATATTCTCGAAAAGGTAAAGGTAAGACGGATCATATATGGTTTGATGAAGAAGGAAAGCCAGTTTGGACAAGTGATTTTGAAGCTATGGTTAGACGAAAAGTCTATGAAATAGAGAACTATGCAGGCCAACCAATTGATCATATGTTTATAGGTTATCTTAAGGACGAGTTAGTTTCCGAAAAGAAAATTGCCGATGTTAACACACGGGTGATATTCTGTAATAATATGATTTCACTTGTTGCATTTAGAATAGTGTTTGGATCATTATTGTGTGCATTCCATAATTCTTTTCCATTTTCGGATTATGCTATTGGAATGAATGCCACTACCTATGATATGGACGTTTTGTTTGCAAAGCACAAGAGGAGATTTGGACGATTCCTAGCCGGAGATTATTCTAACTTTGATAAAACTCTCATCAGTTCGATTCGAGATGGTTCCTATAGGTTGTGTGGACGATTGTTGAATGCGTCACCAAAGTCAATATCCTATTTAATTCAGCATGAATGTTATTCTCAGTATTTATTGGGTCCTTACCTTTTTAAAATAGAGAATAATAACTGCTCAGGTGGGTTTTTAACAACCATTATCAACTGTTTACAAAATGACTTTTATTTACGGTGGGCATTTAAGAATATATTCCCAAATGATAGCTATGATAAGAACGTTATTTCAATTCTCTTAGGTGATGACCACCATACAAGTTTTTCAGAAGATCTTGATGTTAATCCCCACGATTTCCAGAAATTTTTTGAATCCAAAGGCTTGAAATATGGTTCAGCATTTAAGGGTGAAGAATTACCTACTACTTTGGTTAATTTTGAGGATACAATATTTTTAGGCTGTATTCCGGTGTGTCACAACACTAAGTATACTGGAGCCTTAAAGAAGGAGTCAATTGAAGGAGCCCTAACATATACGAGAGATAAACATTTAACCTTCTTACAAACTATACATCAGCAAGTAGAAACTGCCTCCCAATGGGGCCCTGAATATTATAATTTTTTGATTGCTGAAATTAATGCGAGACATCTACGCTGTGAACGTAGACAAATTACATTCGAACCATGGGAACCCATGTTTAGAATACAAGCGAGTCGAGGCTCAATAAATAAGCGTTTTAGTCTTTTATCCCAAATAGGCTATACCTTAAATATTCCTCCTCAATTAGTTCCTTTTGAAGGAGCTTACAACCAACTAACAATGCAAAATAAGACTACCAATTATAGTGATTTAAACGCAGCTGACTCAAATAAAAAAAGAAAGACCTTGAGACCATTTGAACTTGATTCATTAGAAGCTCAGGGCAATATATCCAGTACGAATATTAATTATAGTTACGATAATATTACTGGAGATATTCCTACACAGCAAACAATTGCTGTAAAAAACAAACCAAATAATGCACTTAAGGCAAAAGCGACTTTACCCATGGATAACCCACCAATGAGTGGTGGTCATGTGCCTGTTGCCCATCAATTTTCCTCTTTGAGCAAGAGTATAGGTGTAGAACCCACTGTTTCATTACAATTTGATCAAGCCATGCTCTTTCGTCAAAACGCAGAAATGGCAGATGTTGAAGATATGGGAATAGAATCCATATGTGCTAGGAGAAACTATGTTGGAGGTGTTACTTGGGCAGATTCAGATCTCCCTAATAAAGTTCTGGCTGGTTTCCCACTCAATTCTATACTCTCTGGTACAAACCCAGTTGGATCAGTTAATTTAGGTCCAGGAGTTATGTTATTGAATCAATTCCAATTCTGGAGAGCAGATATTGTTATAGATGTCTTTGTTCCAAAAACCATGTTTCATTCTGGTAAATTAGTAGCTACTGTTGCTTACGGTGCACCTTCAATCGCAGACGCAGAAGCTAGGAGATATCTCAATTATGAACTTGACTTCTCAGGTACTAATATGTGGCATCAAATAGTTATTCCTTATCAAGCTGCAACAGAGTATTTAAGAACCTTTGAAGGAACAGCAGCACCAGATCGGGTACAGGATTACTCAATGGCATATTTTGATATTAGAGTCCTGAACGAATTGACAGCCAACTCAGCAGTTTCTTCAAGTGTAATCGTGCATCTCTTTCCTCGGTTTAAGAATGTTCATGTTTATGAAATGCGGGCACGCCCATGGCTACAATTCGATACGTGGTCCCATTATCCTGGCCCTGAAGTTTTTTCAGTATCAGAGCTATCTAACCTTAAGTTAGAAGCACAAAGTAATGATCCTATCACATTGAAAAATGATGATTCATCAACTACTGGTCTGACCACACTGGATACGCGCCTAGTCCCTACAAGTAATTACCCAGCTCCCTCTATTAATAATAGTCATTCAAGTATAACGGAGCCGTTTTATGACTTTAAGTACGCTCTAGAGAGTAAAATTCGGCGAAGTCAACTGACATGGAGTAGTACTACCGGAGCAGGTGCCCTATTAAAATCAATCGACATTCCTTGGGGATTTATAGATTCTTCTACCAATGCTACTATCCAAGATATGGCCTTCAATAATTATGTTTATTTCTCTGGTGATTTTGAACTAACCTTCCAAGTTAATGGGCCCCCTACAGCATATGGTGCCGTTTGGGTTTGTTTTGCCCCTTTAACGAAGTTCCAATCGAGTGAACTTGGTCCTTGGATTTATGGTTTGGATGGAGTATGGTTGGTACCAAATGGTGATACAACAGTTACATTGAAGATTCCTTTTAAGTTCTATAGAAATGTTATGAATACTTTTGTTGGAGGATCACTATCTGCAGAAAGTCTCGGTACTGTTCTGTTAGTTAATACACAACCTTTAGTAGCGAATGCTGGTATTAGTTGTACAATAACATATTTTTCGGCAATGAAGAATTCCTATTTTAGTATCGTTCGTCCACGAGCTGTCTCGTTCCTTGATGAATTGAAGTTAAAAGAAGAAAAGGCAGCTGTAAAATTAGAAGCCCAATCTTCTGACCCTATTCAAGTGACTGATCAAGATCCGGAACCAGAACAAGAGCAGAAGGTATTATCAGCTTTACCTATGCAGATAGGTGAGCGAACATCGCGTCGTAATTTAGGTGCTAAATTTGAGTTTACTCAGACGTCTCTTGTTGATGTTCTTAGACGACACTCCCGCTATGATTTGGATATGTTCCTATTCAATGGCGTTGGTTGGGCGCCTCAGGTTTTCGGAGATAATGCACAATACAATACACCTTTTAATACTTTTGTTATCCCTGTTGTACCGTTACATAGGCTTTGTTGCTTATTTAAGGGTTGGTCTGGACATTTAAAATATAGAATATTCGTACCCAAAAATGGGTGGTGCAAGGTTCATTATGTGTCAGCGGGCTCCTATGCTAAAAGACCCGGTGCGACTCCTGAATTATCTACATGCGTTGGTGATGCAGAAGGTGGTGCTGGAAATAATATTTTAGCAACTTGGGATGTTGTCGGCACTGTTGTACAGCAGAGACAACGATTTAATGATGATAAACCTCAAGAATACGCATATCCGCTACCGGGCAATTATGACCAAACAGGTTCTAGTGTCCCGACCGCTCAAAGTTGGTTGGATTTTTCCATTCCATTCAACACTCATATGAATTTTCTTCCGGTTGACGTCTTTAATGATGATTTTGCTTCTTCAGCCACTGGTTCAGATGTACATAAGAATAATTTGGCTAATGGATATATTATACTCCGTTATGGCAATAAAATTCTATCCGATAATTCTGCTGGAATAGAGCTTTATCAAGCTGTTGGAGATGATTTTGCACTACATTGTTATAAACCAAATTACAAAGCTGTTGGAGGTCCAGTTGTCTATTCTTCGGGAACAAACCCATTCACTAGTTCCAAAACAATTGCTTATTATGGAAATTATATGGGAGCAAATGTTACCGAATATTGAGTTCTACTTGTCAAGCGATGATTAGGCAATACTATTAATTTATGAGCCTATAGCCAGTTCTTGAAC